CCTGTACAGCCTGCTTATGGCGGTTACATGGGCGGTAACGGCGGTTTCGGCTTTGGTGGCGATTGGGGAAGTCTTATTGTACTTTTCCTTATTGCGGCAATGTTCGGCGGATTCGGTGGCGGATTCGGCGGTTTTGGAATGGGCGGTGGAAACTATGATTTCCCATGGCTCTTAACAGGACAGCAGAACATCAACACCAACACTAACAATGGTTTCCGTGATGCAATGATTAATGATGGTATCACATCAATTCGTGATGGCATCGGCGGATTATCAACACAGCTTTGCAACAGCACATCAAATGTGCAGATGGCACTTGCGAACGGTTTTGCAGGTGTAGAACAGGGCGCAAATGCTCGACAGATGGCTAATATGCAGACAGCCTTTGACCTTTCAAGACAGTTTAGCGATTGTTGCTGTGAAAACAGATTAGGATTAGCTAATCTAGGCTCAGATATTGCCCGTGAGGCGTGCGCAACACGTACAACAGATACACAGAACACACAGGCTATTTTGACCGCTATTAATACAGGCGTACAGAGTGTAAAAGACCAGTTGTCGGCAGATAAGTTAGATGCAAAGAACGACGAAATTTCAGCATTACGTCAGCAATTAGCAATGAAAGACCTTGCGGCATCGCAGGTAGCCCAGAACGCATTTATCTCACAGGGATTTGCTAACGAGGTAGATGCACTCTATACACGTCTTTCAAATTGCCCTGTACCTACAACACCTGTTTACGGTCGTACACCTATCTTTACTTGCAACAATAACAACGGCTGTGGCTGTGGTTGCGGAAACTTCTAAAGGGGGTGGCTTGATATGGCAGAATATTTAACAAGGGATGCGGTGGAAACAGTTGCACTTAATACACCAATTCCATTTATTGATTCTATCCCATGCAATAAAGGATATATTTATCATCAGAGTGGTTCTGGGATTCTTGTTCTGCGTGGCGTAGTCAATAATCCATCTTGTTGTTTTGCAAGATATGAAATTGATTTTACAGCTAATATAGCAATCCCCGAGGGTGGAGCAATCACACCTATAGCAACGGCTATCGTTGTTTCGGGGGAAAGTAGGGACGGAAGTAGAAGTATTTTTACACCAACCACCGTTGATGAATACGGAAATGTTACAAGCCGTGCCACTGTAAACGTGCCAAAAGGATGTTGTTTTACAGTTTCCGTAGAATATGTAAACGGTTCAGTAAACGACCCTACAGTAACACCAACACCATTGATTAATGTTATTGATGGAAGTTTGCGTATTAACCGTGTTGCATAAGGAAGGAGGTAAACAATGGGTAAATATCACAAAATTACTGATATGCTCGAGGGCGAATTAATGAAGATTGGCTCAGAGGGCAAATTAACAAATACATCGCTAGAAGTTGGCGATAAAGCCGCTCATTTCCTTAAATCCATCAAAACTATTGAGGCGATGGATGAGGCAGAAAACGGCGAAAGCTATCGAGGCGGTCGTTCATACAATTATGATGACGGCTACACATACGATGGCATGAGTTATGCAAGAGGCCGTGGACGCAATGCCAGGCGTGATTCTATGGGTAGATACGCAGACGGCGGAAGTAAACAGGAAATGATGCAGGAAATTGAAGAACTAAAACGCAGAGTAGAGGATATGGATTAATGCCAACAAAGGATGAATTAGAACAAGCTATATACAACCTAGAGGCGCAGGAACCTACTTATGAAACGTGTTTAAAGCTAGTTGTCTATCATCAGTTAATGGATAGATATTATAAGGGCGGATTTCGCACAAGCTATTCAAGGGATAGTGAGTTTATGGATGCTATCAAAAATACTGATATAGATACGCTATTAGCTACCGTTGATGAGTTAATGGATTGTTTAGCGCTAATAAATCCTAAACTCTACAATACAGTTTTAGCAAAGTTAAGGGGTTGATATTTCAACCCCTTTTTACTATACTATGTATAGTCGTTTTGTATCTGTTCTATACCTTTCATTTAGACCACTTTTTATAGGGTGGCCTTTTTTGTTGCTTTGATGTGTAAATAAAAGTTTATAAAATATTAAAAAAGGTATTGCAATAATAAATTAAGGTGCTATAATTAGAATTAACAAAGGGGAACACAATAGGAGGTAAACGATATGGCAAATAAAATTAAAAACGCACTTGATTGGTATTATCAAAGATTGGTTGAAAACCCATGTAAACATACTTTTAAAGAATACGTGGCAAAGGATAAAGAATTATCGGATTTAATTTACAAAATGTGGGTAAATGATTTGATTTCCGATAAGGTAAAGGATGAATGTTACAAAGTATTGAAAGAATACGGAATTAAAGCAATCAAATACAATAATTTAAGATAAGGGGGCGCAAAGTCCCCAAGGAGGTGAGGTAGGATATGACAATTGAAATCAAGCAAGAAAAAAGAAGAATAGGCGGTAAGCAATTATACATGATAATTGTTGATGGTGAGGTTAAATACGGCAACCTCACATACGATGAAGTAATAGCAATCACAATTGGCGATTTAGACAAGGAGGCAATTAATGATTAATAACAATTTATGCCCCGTCCAGATTGAGCCTAATAGCCCTCTTAAAACTTATGTTGTTTGGTACACGAACGGCGTGAAAAAGGAGGTAGAGGCGCACAATATAGATGAGGCATGGAACAAGGCGTATGGTGCACCGTACGAGGTATTGGATGTAGTTTGTAAAAAGGGGGATTTAAAATGAAGATTGCAGGTAAGGTATTAATTGGATTAGGGTTGTTCTTATTTGGATTGGTTAAATGGTATATTCCACTATCTTTTATAATTGGTGGGCTTGCCGCTATAGATTTAGATAATCACTATAAATTTTAGTTGCGAAGCTATAAACAATAGTTTATAATAGATAATCGAAAGGAGGGTAAGGATATGGCAAGAAAGTTAAACCTAGAGGCGGAAATGAAACGCCATGAGGTAAGCCGTGAGGATTTAGCCAAGGCACTAGGCATTTCGCTTGTATCGGTTCAAAAGAAAATTACAGGCGTTGTAGAATTCAAGTGTGAAGAAATGTTCAAAGCTAAAAAGTGCATCGGAACAGACGTTACACTTGATGAATTATTTAGTTAGTTAGGAGGATTTGGAAAAATGATTTACGAGGCAATCAACAACGTAATGAAAGAAATCGGGGCTATTGGCAAAAATAGCAAAAACTCACAGCAAGGGTTCATGTATAGAGGCATTGACGCGGTTATGAACGCATTAAACCCTGCATTAATTAAATACGGGGTGTTTGTAGTACCCGAAGTATTAGAACAGACAAGAGAAGAACGACAGACCTCCAAAGGCGGCACATTGTTTTACTCAATATGTAGAGTTAAGTACACATTTTATGCTAATGACGGTTCAAGCGTTGAGGCCGTAGTTGTTGGCGAGGGTATGGATAGCGGTGATAAGGCTACAAACAAAGCAATGAGCGTGGCCTTTAAATACGCCTGTTTCCAAGTATTTTGCATTCCTACAGAAGAAATGGTTGACCCCGATGCAGAGTGCCACGATGTAGCACCAAAAAAGCCACAAAATAACGGCGTAGAGGCACCAAAGGAAAGCAACGGAGGAAAGAAAGCTAGTGAAAAACAGATAGCCTATATCAAGGAAATCGTAAAGGATATAGACGGTATGTTGAAGTATTACAAGATTGATAAAATCGAGGATTTAACGGTTACACAGGCAAGCGCAATTATAGCGGCTAAGGGAGGCAATAAATAATGACTATAGATGATTGGAGGAAAGCTATGACACCATATATTAGAGTTACAACACCAAAGATGTTTGGTATTTATATTAATCAGAAAAAGGCACGCCTTAGAGGCGGTTATAAGAGAAAGTAGGAGGATTAAAGATAATGGAGTTTGTAATAGGATTTACAAAGAATGAGATTAACGACAATTTCGATGAGGTAAAAAACAACTTGCAAGCGCAATTAAGCGCCTACAAGGGCATAGCCTTTACCGAGGACACAAAAAAGGATGCAAAGGAAACCGTAGCTAATTTGCGTAAGGATAAGAAAGCCTTACAAGATAAGGTTAAGGCTGTAAAAACCGAGTACATGAAACCTTTTGAAGAATTTAACTCAAAGGCTATGGAGTTAATCGGATTGTATGATGAGCCTATTAATTACATCAACGAGCAAGTGGCAGAGTTTGAGGAAAAACGCAAAGCAGAAAAGCGTGAACAAATACAAGATATATACCATGAATTAGTACCCGAACCAGAGTGGCAGGCGGTTATCCCACTTGCAAAGATTGCAAACCCAAAATGGGAAAATGCAACCGCCACAGCTAAGTCAATCAAGGAAGAAATTATGCAATTCAAGGAAAATGCCAAAACAGCCTTTGTAGCTATTAAGGCGATGCACTCAGACAAAGAGAGCGAGGCGTTGGAAATGTACAAGCGCACTTTAAATCTTAATGAGTGCATGGATTTTCTTAATCGCTATGAGCAACAGAAAAAGGAATGGGAACAGGCGGAGCAGGAGCGCTTAAAGCGTGAGGCCGAGGAGCGTATAAGAGCCGAGGAACGTGCAAAGATGGCACAGGAGCAAGCACAGGCCGAGGAAGTCGCACAAGCAAAGGCTGAGGCGTACGAACAGGCACAGCAGGAAACTATAGATAGCTTTATACCAGAGGTTAACGAGGATGAGGAGTTAGTAGTTTATACCTACATGATTAAGCTATCTAAGGATGCTAAGGAAAAGTTAGAAATGTACATGGATTCTGTAGGCATTGAATATTTTTGTATGTAGGAGGTAGATTATGAATTATACAGCGATATCAATTACAGCGATTATTTGCATCACATTGTTAGGCATTTGTTGGATTAATCGAAAGGATAAATAATGACAAAGGCAGAACGGATATTACAGTATATCCACAAGATAGCACAGAAACACGGCATTGATTATCAAACAGCCGAGAAACTGTGCATAGTACAAGAATATATTAAATACGTCAATAATGACGATGAAATAATGGGTTAGCCCCTTTATTTATAGTTTTATACCACAAACAAAATAATCGCCTGTAGTTAGTGTTGGTCTACTGACTACAGGCAAGGAGGTGTATTTGTGAAAAGATTAGATTTACTAAAAAAGGAATTAGAGGTTGTTATGAATTTGGATTGTTTGGCCTTTAGTATCAAAGAACAGGCAATTGATTATTATACCCATGAGATAGAGTGCATCGAGAAGTATGGAAGTGCTAATCCCGATTACGGCGATAAATGCCCTAAAAGAAAATTTTATAACATAGATTTAAAGGCGATTAAAAATGTGTAACCTAGATTGTTTAAATTGTACTTATGATGATTGCATCAACGATGGCGAATTGGATAACATAGCACGTTGCCATAATTGGTATGAGGCTAATAAGGAAAAGAAAAGAGAGTATCAAAGGGAATATGCAAGGCGTAAACGCCAAAATAAGCGCTTAGGATTAAACACCCCTATAAATGTTAGTCCAATTAGTGAAAACTTCTTAAAAAGCGAATATGACGGTTGTAGGCGGTGCAAACAAAAGCGCCCTATAAAAGCCCGTGGGTTGTGCAATAGCTGTTATGGGTACGTTAGAAAATATGGTGATTTGAAAATGTATGATAGGAAGTATGAGGGATTTAATAGTGTACAGCAAATACCACAGTAAAAAGGTTACAACAGATGATGGGTTAGTGTTTGACAGCAAAAAGGAATATAAGCGTTATTGTGAATTAAAGATGATGGAGGCAGGCGGCATCATATCAAACCTGCAACGGCAGGTTAAATATATCTTGATACCGTGCCAACGTGAAACCGATACCATCGGCAAGCGTGGAGGCATCCATAAAGGCAAGGTAATTGAAAAGGAATGTAGTTATTATGCAGACTTTTGTTATCAAGTCACAGAAACAGGTGAAACTGTGGTGGAAGATGTAAAAGGGTATAAAAAGGGCGGTGCATATAGTATTTTTTTAATTAAGCGGAAATTAATGTTGTATGTACATCATATTCAAATTAAGGAGGTGTAGTTGTGAAAAGGGGGATATTCCAAGAAGTTCAATCAATTCTGTTAGGTAGCGATGAAGCAAGGGCGGATGATATGGTGTTGTATTTGCTATACCTAGATAAAAAAGGTTATGGCGACAGGCTTTTATCAGTGCTTGCAGACCCTAAATACCGTGCTAAAAACGGCATTAGTGGATTTGCTAGTATATCGAGGGCACGGCGAAAACTACAGGCGGAAAACCCCGAATTAAGGCCAACAGCGGAGCAATTAAATGTACGCAGTAACCTAGCGAAAGAATATCGGGAATTCTATAAGAAACCCTTGTATGAAAGTTTAGATTAATCTATAATGCTATATGTAAATACAATTCATGCCTTGTTAGGTGACCGTTACCACTTAATGAGGGTAAACAACAATTTAACAAGGCAAAAAGAGAACCACTAAGGCTATAAGAAGTAACGGGCTTATAGCTAAAGTGGTTTTTTTTATTGGAGGTAATGATTGATGGAAGAACACACAGACAATGTATATTTAAGGCAACTAGACACGTTTTTAAAGCTACCACGAAAAGTACAAGAGGATATGTGGCAAGATTTAAAGGGCGGCATGATTGACCCTAAAAAATTGGATTTTGCATACGACTTTAGCACTTATGAATTGTGCGAAAGTCCAATTGAAACAATATTTGCTTATTACTTTGATAAATGGAAATTAAATAATCTGGATGATTATGAAAATATGTATTTAGAGCCACAATATGATTTTAATGAAAATGGTAAAAGATATAGATTAGACTTTTTTATTGAATACACAACGTTACAGGGTGACACTGTAGATAATCTTAATGAGTATTGTAGTACAGTAGTTGTTGAGTGTGACGGGCACCAATTCCATGAAAGAACGAAAGAACAAGTAAAAAGAGGAAATCAAAGGGATTACGATTTAAAAATGAGTGGATATGATGTAATTCATTTTAGCGGTTCCGAATTATACAATAATCCACAAGAATGTGTACAAAAAGTAGTAGATTATTTGCGTAAAACAAAAAAATGGGAGGATAATTAAAAATGGCGGATGTTAAATGGATTAAGATTACTACAGATATTTTTGATGATGAAAAACTTTTATTGATTGAGAGTTTACCAGAGGCAGACAGCATTATTGTTATATGGTTCAAGCTACTTTGTCTTGCAGGAAAAATGAACAATAGCGGTGTATTTCTTATGAATGATAAAATCGCATTTACTGACGAAATGTTAGCAACCATTTTTAGAAGAAAGAAAAACACCGTAAAAATGGCCTTAGATACGTTTCAAAATTTTGGCATGATAGAAATAGTAGACAACGTAATAACTATTCCCAATTGGGGCAAACATCAAAACCTAGACCAATTAGAGAACAAACGAGAGTATATGAGAGAATATATGCAAGAATATAGAAAAAAGCAACAAGGGATAGCTTGTAAAACTAACAGTAAAACTAACAGTAAAACTAATGTTAGCTTACTAGATAAAGATATAGATAAAGAAATAGATAAAGAGAAAGAAGTAGAAAAGAAAAAGAAAAAAAATAACCTTGCCACCCTTGATGAAGTATTAGTTGATTTTAAGGATAAAGCTATTTTAGATAGCAACGAGGAATTGCAAAATATAATCATTACATGGTTAAGTTACAAGAATGAGCGCAAGGATTATTTAACAAAAACGGGAATTAAGACCTTGTTAAATAAATTTATAACTATGGAAAAATCGTACGGAGTTGAGGCCGTGGTTGAATGCGTTAATAATTCTATTAGCAATAATTATCAAGGTATAATCTGGGATAGGATTAAAAAAAATATTAAGCCTACACAAAGTAGTACGGGCAACGCCTTTTTAGATAAATGGGCAAACGTTTAGGAGGATAAAGCATGGAAAAAGAGGACGTAAAAAAATTATTAATGACAATGGAAGTTACATTCCCAAACTTTAATATTAAGCCCGAGCAATTAGCATTCACATTGAATGCGTGGTATGAGGCATTAAAGGAATATGACAGCACGGATATTGCAACGGCCTATCAAACGTATTTAAGCACCTATTCTAGCCCTTTTGCTCCATCAGTTAGCCAATTAATAGGGTTAATACATACGCCCCGTGAAATGGCAAATATAGACGTATCTGAGGCATGGGCAAAGGTTAGAAATGCAATAGGCCGTGGAGCCTATAATAGCAAAACAGAGTTTGAAAAATTGCCACCGCTAGTCCAAAGGGCGGTAGGTAGTGTTGAACAATTGCATTTGTGGGCTACAGATGAAAACTACAACAATGAAGTTGTAATGGCTTTATTTCAAAAGAATTACAAAGCCATTGTTGAACGTGATAACACAGAACAACGATTGCCTGCCGAGGCTAAATTGAGATTAGAACAGATACGCAATGATAACATAGCATTAATTGACAATAATTTAATGTTATTAGGACAACCAAACGACAAGTTACAAGAGGGCGATTACAATTACGATGAGCCACCGAGGCCAGAGGCGGAAACAATCGGGGGTTACTCAAAACAATTAAGAGAAAGGTTAGGGATGGAATAATGAAAAGATGTTTAGCAGATGATGGATATTGGAAAAGAAAACCTTGCAATAAAGAATGTGTGGACTATGACACTTGCATTTATAGAATTAATAAAGACAAGGCAGAAGAAAAACTAAAAGAATTGCAGGAAACAGAGGAATATTATAAGACTACTAATCGCCACGATAAAGGGGAATTACGAGTAATGCAAGGTTATAGCCTAGAAAGAAAAATACAGCTAACCTGTGAGCGCATTAATGCGTGGTACGAGTGGTGGGACGGACAAGTTTACGTTTCGTTTAGTGGTGGAAAAGATAGCACGGTGCTTTTAGACTTAGTAAGGAACAGATGTGGGTTAAAAGATGTTCCTGCTATGTTCCTTGATACAGGGCTAGAATATCCCGAAATAAGAGATTTTGTAAAAACATTTGATAATGTAGATTGGATAAAACCTAAAATGAATTTTAAAAAAGTTATTTTTGAATACGGTTATCCATTTATAAGTAAAGAGGTATCAACAAAAGTTGAGCGTGGGAGAAAATACCTCGAGAATTTAAAAAACGGTAATGGCACGGCAAACTATGCAAATTTTGCGGATTTTCTAAATATAGATAAGTGTAGAGATAGCGAGGGGATAAAGCTACTAAAAGAGGGTAAATTAATACAAGGTAATGAAACATTTGAAGAGCTATTTGCTATAGCAGAAAAATCCGACGTGCAATCACAATTTAATAAAAAACAGTGGTTGTTTTTATTGTTCGGTGAACAAAAGTTTTCTGCGGAATGTTGCCATATAATGAAAAAAGAACCTGCAATCGAATACGAAAATACAACAGGTAGAAAGCCAATAATAGGCACAATGGCTACAGAGAGCCTATTACGAGAAAACACATGGGTGAAAAATGGTTGTAACGCATTTTATAGCCCACGCCCTAAATCAAACCCAATGTCATTTTGGACGGAACAGGATGTTTACGAGTATATCAAAAAATATGATATTCCTATTTGTTCGTTATACGGCGAAATAGTGGAAGATTTAGAAGATAGTGAACAGGTAGAAGGACAAATGACATTATCAGAGTGTGGTTATATCAACGACCATTTCGACGCACCTAAGCCTAAATTAAAAACCACAGGTTGTAACCGTACAGGCTGTATGTTTTGCGGTTATGGTTGTCACAGGGAAGAAAAAGGGGAAGGAAGATTTTTACAAATGAAAGAAACACACCCTAAACAATATGAATACATTATGAAGCCTGTGAGTGAAGGCGGTTTAGGTTATAAAGAATTAATAGATTGGCTAAACGAAAAGGGGGATTTGCACATTGAATATTAAAAAGCAACGCCCTGTTCTAGTGATGGAGCAGGGCGGAAAGAGAGAAGAAAAAGAAATAAAACAAGTGATGGAGGTAAAAGATGGGGTTAATAAGAACAGAAAATAAGCCTATTCCTACACATTGGTTTCCTGTGACAACGCCAAACAAAAACGGGGACATTAAGTATATTTGACTTTATGGAGGGTTAAAAAATGGAAAATGAATATTGTTACTTTTGGGTAAGAATATATGATTTCAAATTAGAGGATAATGAAAAAGAAAAATTACCTAGCATATATGATGATACTAAAGGAACACTTTTAGACGAATACTACATTAGTGGGAAATCACTCACTAGAGAAAAGGCAAAAGAAATTGTTAAAAATAAAAGTAATGTAAACAGGTTCGCAAAGCCTAAAAAGGCAAATGGATTATATGCAATCGTAATGGATTCAAGTAAATCTTATGCTGATTACTTTTGCAAACGATTAAATACTAAATGCTTATGTTGCCACAAACCAATACAAGGATTATTAAGGGGCTACCCTGTAGAGGTAATCGACGGAAAAGAGTATTATTTTTGCTCATACGATTGTAAAGCTAAGTATCAAGTAGCCATTGGGGATAAATACGGTGAGTGGCAAAATAGAGAGGGATTTAGCAAAACCGATAATATAGGTTATATCTATCACATATACAATCGTGCTAAAGATATGCACTATATAGGCCAATCACTATATATGCCGTTTTTTAGGTGGCAGGAACACGTAAAAAGCAAGCTAAAAGGTGATATATGCGACCTTATATTTGAAGTAATTACAGAAGTTCCATACAACCACGCAATAAATGAAAATGAAAACAAAAAGATTCTTAATGATGTTGAGGCGTGGTGGATTAATAAATTTATTAAAGATTATGGGAATGAAAAGGTTATGAATATTACAAAGCCTCAGTTAAAGGCATCCGATTTTATTCAAAAATGGGAACGTGTAATTGACGGTAATATAGACTTAATAACTTATAAGGACATGGTAATAGTTGATAATGAGGGGGTAGAAGATAAAACATGAATGAGAAATTAGAAAAAGTAATAGAAATATTAGAAAAAGAAATCAATGGAATTGTCACAATTAAAGATGGAATGCCACCAGTGTTTGAGTTTCAATTACCCCGTATTGGAATTGTTAATATTGCACTAGACCCCGTATTAATCGAACAAAGAGGGGCGAAAGAGATAGCACTAGGCGCTAAAATGGAATTACAAAATTTTGTGCATTGTCTTGTTTTTAAGTAGGAGGGGTTATAATGGATAAACCTAATAGCGCCGTATGTGGCGAATGCTTTGTTAAAAATAACGTTTTAAGATGTATGACTTGTATGCACAAAACGCCAGAGTATGTCGCTTATGTTCGTGCACATCATCCCGTGCATTTAATAGGGGAACATAATAATTTTAAGAAAAAAGAGGATAAATAAATGGATTTAAAGGGTAGAATAGAAAACCTATATAGAGATTTTAAGACGGGGCGGTGGAATATCCTATTAAGCCTTGATAATTACCCATCCGATGAACTGAACGACCTCTTAGATTGTAATATTGATATACGCCTCAAAAAGCACTTTAAAAAGCGCTCTTTGGATGCTAACGCCTATTTCTACGTGTTAGTAAATAAAATCGCTGAGAGGGCAAAAATAAGCGATATAGAGGTGCACGATAAATTGCTATCGCAGAATTTGGCATACGTAATAGAAAATGGGGCGGTTGATTGGATTGTGGCAGATTGGCAAAGTAACGCCTATAGGCTTGTTAAATTAGCCGTTACGGAACACGGCAAGCAACAATTCAAATACTATTATGACAGCTTGCAGGATGTGGCGTTAAATAAGCCAAACGGGGAGCCGTACAGGGATAGTGACGGCAACCCAAAAACAAGCCGTATTTTTTGGCATATAAAGGGGAGCCATGAAATGGATTCAAAGGAAATGGCAAGATTGATTGATTCTACCGTGCAAGAGGCAAAGGGGCTAGGTATAGAGACTATGCCCCCGAACGAATTATTGAGGTTAAAGGAGGCATGGAATGGTATTTCTAACAATAAACGATGAAACAATAATTAATTTAGAACAAATAACAGAAGTTAATGTTGAAGATAAGACGATTACGCTATCAAGTGGATATACTTATAAAGTAACGCCATTAGCGTTTAAAGAAATAGAAAACGTTATAAAAGAAAATAAAAGATGGTGTAATTGAAAGAAATGTGAAATAAATAAATAGAAAAAATCCGAAAAGATATATTGCTAATTAAATAAGCATAGTATATAATTATAAATGTTCTAAGGAACAAGCCTTGTTTGGTGCTCGACCCACTAAACAGGGAACGGAAACTAAACAAGGCAAAGAGAACCACTAACGGGCGCAATGGTCGAGATTGTACCCCGAGGTGGTTTTTTAATTTTAAGGGGTATAAAAATGGGAAAACTTACAGAACGAGAACAACAGGCATACGATTTTATTGTGAATTACTTTAAGGATAATGGCTTTGCACCGTCTTATAAAGAGATTGGTGATGGAATATATTATGCAAGCCAAAGTTCGGTAAAAGACGTTGTGGAAAGCTTACAGCGCAAAGGGTATATTGAATTGCCATTCAAAGCTACACCAAGGGCAATTAAGGTAGTTGGAATGGAACACATCATATAAGGGGGTAGAAAAATGTATGAGAGTCCTATCAATAAGATATATAGAGATATTCAATCACAAATAATTAAACAGGACGAAGAACACATGATGTATGCTGTTAACCAAGCAATTGGTTATACCGTGGACAAAGAGGAATTAATAAAGGCTTTACAGTACGACAGGGAGCAATACAAAAAGGGATATAAAGACGGGAAAAAAGAGACATTAAAAAATGTTAAAGAGGAAATAGAAACCGCACACATAGGCTTGTTAAAAGATTATGGGTTTAGCAACTTGATTGTTGTGTTAGAAATCCTAGATAAGCTAATAGCAGAAAGTGAAACTTAATGAAACTTAGAAAGTGAGGTAAAAAATTGAGTTATAGAACATATATCAATGATACTCAGGTATTCGGTAACAATGAATTTTACCAAGAATGGGCTGATTTTCTATTATCAAAAGGAATAGAAATTGATGAAGATGGATTATATGATGGATATATCGACGACTTACAGGGCATGTTTAATGTCATTGATAAGATAACTCAAAAACTCATAGATGAAAGGCATCAACAAGTGTTGAAAGGTGAAAAATGGCTTGACAAGCCTATACATGAATTAACGGATTTATCACATTCAATATGGTTGGATAACAAAACGCCGTTACTGATGTACAACATGAGGATGATAGCGGAAGCATATTGCTTCCTGCCCTATCAGGTTTATAAATCCGTGGAAGATATTATCGAAGAGGCAGAAAAGCCTTATATTGATGATTACAAAGAATGGTTCTGTTGTTCTTATAAACTAAAAGATGGCGAAAAAATACACGTCAGGGCAAGTTGAGCTATAGGAAATTGGGATGGGGTAATAAGAAATGGCAGATATAGAATTAGTAATTAAGATACCAGAAAATACATACAGACAAATACAAGCGTTGGCAAGGAACGGATATTTTGAGCATGATATATGTGGTAATTCTATGCGAAGAATCGCAAATGGCACACCACTTACACCAGATATGTTAGCAGATTTGTTAATGGAAGAAAGGATAAGAGGAAAAATAAAACAGGATATATCTTATTCAAAGGATATTATTGATAATGTTAGATGCAAACTAACTGTGGACATTATAGACCGTAGGCCTTGTTATTGTGGTGCTGAATTAAGGGAAGTGTGGAGAGAGAAAGCAGAAAGTGAGGAATAAATGAAAAAGAAAATCACTAATTGTTAGACAACTTTTTTGAAATGCTCAATGTGTCTAAATTCTATTGTGCTATTCCATGGAGAATTAAAAAGCTGATTAAGAAAGTAAAGGGGTGGGAGTAAATGACTAAGAAACAATTTAAAGCAAAGGCTAAAGAAATAGTCGATAATGAGTCTTTTTATGATGGTAAATTATTTGATTATGACAATATTAATGAAATGTGTGTAGCACAAGTGGATGACATAAACAACGCAGTTGCAAGTTATCCATTGATGGAATTTTTAGATAGTTTGTACGAGCAAATTAAGGGGGATTTGAAATGACTAAGAAAGAATTAATTAGATACGGTAAGGATTATTTGCATGATTTAGAAACCGCTTGTTGTTCAATATCAGATATACACAAAGAATTTGTTAGAGAGTCTATCAATGCACTAGAGCAGGACAACGAAGAAATCTTTAAGCAATTCAAAAAGAAAGTATTCTTAGAATCTGAGGACGTATTAGGTAATGAAATGGTAGATAGCTATATGATAACAGATTATTTAGCTAAGTTATTGGGGGTAGAAAATGACTAAGGAACAGGCAATAGAAAAAGCTAAAGAACAATATAGTGAAATTTGGGATTGCGATATAAACCACCCAAAATATGAAGATACAGTTGAGGAAATAGTGACAGGTGTAATTCGATTGATTATGCAACCTACTTCTGATGATTGCGTGAGTAGACAGGCAGTATTAGACCTTGCAATAGACTATGGAACAAATTCAGCAACTTTTTTAATTCCTGTTTGTTCAGTTAAAAATCTACCATCTGTAACACCTACACATGGAACTTGTAAGGATTGTAAACACTGTTGTTTTATTACAGGCACTAAAAACAGAGTATGCGAAAAACATGGTTGTATGCAAGTATCTAATAATTGGTATTGTGCAGACTTTGAAAAGTGAGGTAATGAAAATGAATGAACGACACGAGGCACAATTAAAGTTAGCACATCAACTATACAGCAATCGGGATTTAAAACAAGAGTTGTTATGGCAAAGAGAATTTCTTGATACAGGATATTTAAGCTATCAACAAGTTTGTTTCAATAAGTGGATATTTGACGAAAGTTTAAAGCGACTTGAAAAGCTAGAAAAGATAGGGCAGATAGTCAATTCAGAAGTTGACCCCAATATTTGCAATAATTTTGGCGATGTTCGCAAGGTGCAAGCTATTAAGCAGATAGTCAATAACTATGACGGCTCAATGCCTAGTATGATTAAGCAATTCAGTGAAATACAAAAGGTATTAGAACAAGAGTAACTAAAGCACATTTAAGTTAGAACTATATTAAAGATTCTAACCAAAATAATTAAGTTAAAATTTTAGTTAAAGGAGGAAGTATGAAATTTGTATTAGTTGAGTTAAATGACAGTAAGAATGCTCATGCATCAATGATTATTAACATGGATTTCATCACCAGAATTGACATTAACACAAATTTTGTAGCTTTAGCAGATGGGGCAGAGTTGATTCTAACAGAAGAAAGTATGATAAACCTACTGTTTGAATGTAAAAGTAAAGGAGCAAATTTATGAAAAAAACACTTATTAGAAATTGTGTCACTGTAGGTATGCTTATAATAGCAACATTTATGACAGAAAGACAAATATTAATGTCAATCTTAGCAGGGATTATTTATATCATGTGGGATTGTATGGATAAGGAGTAAAGCTATGGCAGAGTATATAGACAGAAATCTAATCGAATGGTATGGTTGCAATTTTGAAAATGCCGATTGTGAAAAGCGTGAGTGTTCGGGCTGTAGTCATGCAGAGTGTTCGCACTCACAAGTAATGCAAATACCTACCGCAGATGTGATAGAACGTGAGGAATATGAGAAATTACTTGAAAATTGTAAAGGGTATGAACGTCTTGTAGAGGTAGAAGAAAATGAAATCACTGAGTTACGTTCTAAGATTGACAAGGCTATCAAGGAAATTATTGAATATCGAAATGATGATAGCAACGATTTTTGTGAAGTAGAAGTAGGCGCAATAAATGGTGCATTAGAAATCCTTAAAAGAAATATAGGAGAGTAGATTATGGGTAATTTTGGAAATTGGATTGATGATGGATTTAAGATAGGAATACACGAAGATGTATTACCTGTATATAGGTGCAAATTCTGTAAAAAGAGAGTATTTGTATTGCCCGTTAGTAAAGATGCAAAAGCATACTATTGCCCTAACTGTGGTAAGGATATGGAGGTTAAGTAATGTACATACTATTTGACCGAAACACCCTAGAGGTAATAGCCACAATAGGGGCAGAAACGGACATTATAAAAGACCCCTACGAATTGATGGATTTAGGCGATAAGGAGCCAACATTTGATGATAAGGACGGTAAGATAATATTTAACGGATTATTGATTAAAGGAGAGTAGATTATGAGCATTAAAGTAGGAGATAAATTTATAATTGAGGTTGGAACAATAGCGGAATTACCAGATGGCAAGAAAAAATATTTTATCAAGCCTTTTGAAAGTCTTGTATTTGATAAAACAGGATTAGCACAATTAGAGCCAATTGAAAAAGCATGGGAAAACGAATTGGAAAAGACTAAATTGGTTGCCTATAAAGACGGCTTTAAACATGGCAAATTGTGGGCTATTGAAGAATATGACAACGGCTATAACAATGCTTTAGCGGATGTAAACCATGCGATAGACGTACTAAAAGGTATGTTAGTAAAAGAGTGCGAAGAATGGTTTGAAGGTTGTGAGGGTATTGATGATGTGATTTGTAGCTTTACTATACAACGAATAATCGATACCACCAAAGCCTACGAAGAAAAGAAAAAAGCTGAGGAATTTAAAATTGGTGATGAAGTAGAAACGGAAGGCAGATATAAGGCCATAGTAGCTTACATCTATGACAGAAAGGTGGCAGATTTAATGTTTAGCGATGGAAGCACAGGAAAGCGTGAAATTGAATCTCTTAGTAAGACAGGGCGGAATTTTGGCAACGAGGTAGAGCAGTTACTTGATAAGCTGAGAGGAAAAGAATAATGGAAAAATTAAAAAAGTGGAAATTAAGGAGGCGTAAAAAGTGATTGAATTACCTGTAAAAATTAATGTGTTAGGCACTACATATATTGTAGGCGCAAGCAGGACAAACGAGGATAAAAACCTAGTTAATACCGATGCTTATTGCGACAACTCGACAAAACGGATTGTAATAAACTATGATTATGTTGAGGGTGCTACAATTGGAAATCCAGAGTATTACATGAAAAAGGTGTTGAGACATGAAATTGTACACGCTTTTATGTATGAAAGTGGTCTGGATGTGTGCGCTACCTTTGATGATGAACATTTTGAACAGATGGTGGATTGGATAGCAATACAGCATGAAAAATTACACGCTATCTATGAGGAATTAGGCGTATTGGGGGATTAAATGAAAGTAAAAAAGCTAATAAAAAGATATAATGGTGAATATATCCGATTGTATTATGATGATGGTAGATGGATTTTTAAGCGAATACCAGAACTATCGCCAAGCCATTTAGAGGCAAAGATTAAAAGCTATTGGATAGGCAACATGAAGCAAATAAATGATGAAGATAAACCTATTTTATGCGTACAATTGAAAAAGGGGTATATAAGATAATGGCTACAAAATCAATCGTAAGTAATGAGCGTGTATGTTGGGTATGCCATAGCCCATACGGATTACATCGCCACCACGTATACGAGGGTGTTGCAAATCGCAAATTAAGTGAAAAATACGGATGTTGGGTGTATTTATGTGGCAAACATCACAACCTAGATACACGGGCAGGCGTGCATTTTAACAAGCCTTTAGATGATAGGCTAAAGAAATATACGCAAGAATGTTTCGAGGCTAAATTAGGCACTAGAGAAGATTTTAGGCGTATATTCGGTAAATCATTTATACTAGACTAATAGCGGTCAGCATTTGCGTATTTAATCAAAAAGAAGTATAATTATACGTGTAAATCATTTTTACAAAACCCATTGATTGAGCAACGGAAAAAGTAGGACTCCCCCTACATCGACTCCCGTTGCTCTTTCATTTTGTATATAAAAATGGTATAATTATTAGTGGAAAATTATACATTTATGAGGGTATCAAAGCATGGATAGTATAGGCGCTGTTTCAAAATTGGATATTAAGTGCGCAATGTGTGCGAAAAAGAACGATTGCGACCACAAACGGATGGAGAATTGCGCATATTTTATACCAGAAACACCAATTAAGGCCGAAATAGGGGCGGAAATAGCACAACCATTGATGCAACCTCTATTAAGAGAGCCAATGAGAGAGGGAATACAAAAGGAAATAGAAAAGACCCTATATAAAAACACAATATATAGTTGTTTTGAATTTGGAGCATAATATATAAAAAAGGTGGTGATTATGGATGGCAAGCACGCCGAAAAAATCAACAACTAAAAAAACGGCTACAAAGCAAGGTAGCAAAAAGGCAGAACCAAAAAAGATGGGTAGGCCTTGTATTGAGATTGACGTAGAACAATTTAAAAAGCTATGTGAGTATATGTGTACGCTAGAGGAGATAGCAGGTATATTTAATTGCTCAGAAGATACCATTGAAAGATGGTGCAAACGTACGTTCGGTATGACATTTGCGGACGCATATAAAAAATACTCCGCAGAGGGTAGAATGAGTTTAAGACGTAAGCAATTTGCATTGGCGGAAACCTCAGCGGCTATGGCAATATTCTTAGGCAAGAACTACCTAGGCCAAACCGATAAGGTGGAAAGTAAGGTAGAGTTCGAGAGTGACGGATTCATAGAGGCATTAAAGGGGCAAGCAAGCGACACATTTAAAAACGCAGGTGGTATAGTTGAAGAATAGAGCATTATTTAAGTTTTCTAATTTCAGCTTAAAACAAAAGATGGTGCTTGAATGGTGGTGCGAGGGTAGCCCGTACGCCGACAAGGACGGCATCATTTGTGATGGTTCCATAAGAGCAGGCAAAACAACCGCTATGGCGTTTTCATTCGTTATGTGGTCTATGGACTCGTTTAGTGACGAAAACTTTGCGATGTGTGGTAAGACCATTAACTCGTTGCGCCGTAATGTGCTAAAGCAATTAAAGCGCATATTGATAAGCCGTGGTTACACATACACGGAACACCGTAGCGAGAATTACATCACAATCACGCTAGGCGATGTATCGAATGATTACTACCTATTCGGTGGTAAGGATGAGGCATCACAAGACCTCATACAAGGTATCACGCTTGCAGGTATATTCTTTGATGAAGTGGCATTGATGCCAGAAAGTTTTGTTAATCAAGCTGTAGGCCGTTGCTCGGTTGAGGGTTCTAAGTTTTGGTTTAACTGTAACCCAGATAGCCCAAACCATTACTTTAAAAAGAATTGGATTGATAAGCTAACCGAAAAGAACCTTATTAGGATTCACTTCACTATGGATGATAACCCATCGTTATCGGCAAAGACTATTAAGCGTTACAAGTCATTATTTACGGGTATATTCTTTGATAGATTCATCCTCGGATTGTGGGTTATGGCAGAGGGCTTAATATTCCCTAACTATAGGCAAGCGCTAGGCAGGTGCCCGTTTATATTAAACGAAAACACATTTCACAAGATGGATGATTTCTGTATATCCATCGATTATGGTACATTGAATGCTTTTGCGTGCGCTTTATGGGTTAAGGTTGATAATATTTGGTGGATGTGGCGTAGATATTACTATAGTGGCCGAGAAACGGGCGTACAATTGACAGATGCACAATACGCTGACAAGGTATGTGAATTAGTCATGCCGCTATTCGAGATACAAAAAGCGAAAGCGGATAAAGGGTTGTGTATAGCCGATAAGATAACAACCATTATCGACCCCTCAGCGGCATCATTCATCACGGAGTTAAAGACCCGTAAGATATTTAGGACTAAGCACGCCGATAACAACGTTAAGGATGGTATAAGACATACCAATACGGCGATATACTTAGGCGTGATTAAGGTTGATGAGGGTATAGATGAATTTAGCAATGAGGCATCTAGTTACGTTTACGATGAAAAGGAAAACCCCGTTAAAGAGAACGACCACTTGATGGATGCAACAAGGTATTTCGTTGAGACCAAGAAACTAGGCCGTGTTAAAAAGCCCGATGGTGACAATTACGATAAGTTATTATCTAGTGGCAACGAGGGCGGAAGTTTAATAAATAGTTATTTCTAAAAGGAGGTGCAAGGTGTTAACCTATCAAGAGTTTTTAGAGGAAAAAAATAAAGGCGAAAACGCAATGCGTGATTTCATCGTTAACGCTATATCACAGCATAAGGCGAGCGATGAATATCGAACCGCTATTGATGCGGATGCATACGACAAACAGCAAAACACAACTATAATGTCGTATATCAAGTATATGTATAATACAATGGGCGCACAGGTGGAAGATTTCACAGCATCTAACAATAAGATTTGCTCCAACTTTTTCCATCGCTTGAATGTACAGCGTAACACCTATTTATTAGGCAACGGCGTTAGCTTTACAGACCACAAGGTGGAAACATTAAACGAGGACGGCACAAAAACCGTTATTGATGAGACAAAGGCACGTTTAGGCAATAAGTTTGACGTTGCATTGAAAAAGGGCGGATATAAAGCGCTAATCCATGGCGTAAACTTTGGTTTTTGGAATTATGACCATTTAGTGTTTTTCCCTATTACGCAATTCGTTCCATTATGGGATGAGGACACAAGTAATTTAAGGGGCGGAATTAGATTTTGGCAGTTAAAGGCCGATAAGCCAATGATGATTGTATTGTATGAGGAGGACGGATATACCAAATACCGCAAGACCAAGAAAGATGCAAAACTACAGGAAGTAGAACCAAAACGAGGGTATATTAAGATTACTACAGGCACAGCGGAGGGCGGTATAGATACGATTGAATACAGCAATTACAAGTCATTTCCTATAGTGCCGTTATGGGGTTCAGATTTGCACCAAAGCACATTAGTTGGCATGAAAGGCGGAATTGATACATTCGATTTAGTTCGTTCGGGATTTGCAAACGATTTGGATGATGTGGCGCAAATATATTGGATATTAAGCGGCGCTGATGGCATGAGCGAAAAAGACCTTGCGGATTTTAGAACAAGATTAAAGCTACATCACATTGCAAAGGTAGATGAGGAAAATTCAAGCGTAACACCACATACACAAGAGGTACCATATCAAGCCAGAGAAACATTTTGTACAGCGGTTAGAAATCAGATATACGAGGATTTCGGCGGATTGGATGTACATACCATTGCGGCAGGTGCTACCAACGACCATATAGATGCGGCATATCAGCCAATGGATGAGGAAGCCGATGATTATGAATCACAGGTAACGGATTTTATCTATGCAATCCTCGATATTATGGGCGTACAGGATAACCCAACATTCAAGCGTAACAGGATTTCTAATCAGCAACAGCAGACAGATATGGTATTAGGTGCGGCAGAGTATTTGGATGAAGAAACCGTATTGAATAAGCTACCATTTGTTACCGTTGACGAAGTATCACAGATTATGGCACGAAAAGATGCAGAAATGGCACAGCGTGTAGATATTATGGATAGCGCCAACAATGGTGGTGGAAATGAGCCTACCGAGGGCGAAGAGGAATAATAGATGGCTAAAAAGGATTTAGGGGTAATACAAGCCGATAAAGAGTTTTTGAAACTTGAAAAGCGCCTAAACAAGATATACAAAGAGGCAGAGATAGACGTTCAACACAAAATGGACGTCTATTTTGCTAAGTATCAAAAGAAAAATGATACATGGCTTGCTAAATTAAAGGCGGCAGAAAATACGGATGATTACCCACAGTTAAAAAAGGATTATCAGAAATGGTTAAAAGGGCAAGTGTTCCAAGGCAAGCAATGGGAATACAAGAAAGAAAGCATTGCAAGTGCATTAACCAACATAAACCAAGTAGCGGTTAACATGATTAACGATGCAATCCCCGAGGTATTCCAATTTAACGGTAATTACGCCGCCTATCAGTTGGAGCATAGCGAGGGCGTGGATTTTGGGTTTAATCTATACGATAGCACCACCGTTAAAAAGATAATTGCAGACGATGTGGATATATTGCCATTCAAAAAGCTAAATAAGGCCAAAGATTTAAAATGGAATTTCCAAAGCATCAAAAACGAGGTGGCAAAGGGCATTATCGAGGGCGAGAGCATTGATAAGATAAGCAAGCGCCTAACAACGGTTATTCCAGAACGCAATAAATCCATGTTGCGCACACACGCCCGTACAATGGTTACGAGCGCACAAAACGCAGGTAGGCTAGAGAGGTTTAAGGATGCACAATCTAAAGGCCTAGAAATGGAAAAGGAGTGGTTTTGTACACTAGATGGGCGAACCCGTGATACACACCGCCTATTAGACCGACAACGTAGGCCACTTGATGAACCATTCGAGGTAGACGGGTTTAAGATTATGTACCCTGCCGACCCACACGCACACCCTAGCATGGTTTACAATTGCAGATGCACTATGAATAGCTATTGCAAAAAATACCCACCTCAATACACGACCCGTAACGCAAGGGATGAAAACGGCGATAGTGTATTAATTAAGGATATGTCGTACAAAGAGTGGTTAAAATGGAAGGAAGGACAATAAATGGGCTTTCAGTTTTTAAGTAACAATAAAGATGCTTTTATAAATGCCTCGGATGAGGCCATAGAGCGCGCATTGGAAATAATCGGGCTTAATTGCGAGAATTACGCCCGTAATAATGCCCCAACAGTTACAGGACTATTGAAGAATTCTATTACAAGCGCAGTAGGCGGCAAGTCCACAACGATTGCGAACTATAAAGCAGATGTAGGGGATAAAACGGGTAGTTACAGCGGCACCGTGCCTGCTGATAAAGAACCTTATGTCGTTATAGGAACCAATGTTGAATACGCAAAATACGTGGAATTTAACAGCAAGAAAAAGCCGCAAGGTTATTTAAGGCCTGCAATAAGCGACCATTTTGATGAATTTAAGCAGATAATGGAAAATGAATTGCGAAATGGTTAATTATACAACATATTGCATTTTTATACAAATAAGAGTACACTATATTTAGAAGTGAGGCAAAGCATAGCCTCAAAATCTCGTAGCGGAAAGCAAACCGTCAAAGCAAAGGAGAGAAAAAATGGCACTAACAAGGAAATTTCTTTCGGGAATGGGATTAACCACAGAACAAGTGGATGCGATTATTGATGAACATTCCGAAACAGTTGATTCGCTAAAGGAACAGCGTGACAACTACAAATCAGATGCAGAAAAGTTAAAGAAAGTACAATCTGACTACGACAGCCTAAAGAAACAGGTTGAAGATGGCACAGGCGATGCCGCAGAGTGGAAAGAAAAGTACGAAAAGGAACACAAGGCGTTTGATGAGTACAAAAAAGCCGAAGAACACAAGGCACAGGTTGAGGCGATTAAGGATGCCTACACAAAGTTGCTAAAGGAAAACAATGTTGGTGAAAAGCACATCACATCTATTTTAGGCGTTACTAACTTTGATGATATGAAGTTAGATGCGGACGGCAAGCTAGATGGCGTGGATAAGCTAACTGAGACCATTAAGGAACAGTGGGGCGGATTTATTACCACAACAGGAACAGAGGGTGCAGGTGTAGAAACACCACCTAGCGGCGGTTCGGGCACAAAGTATTCAAGCCGTGCAGAAATTATGAAGATTACTGACACAGCAAAGCGCCAAGAGGCAATTAAAAACAACCCCGAATTATTTAATTAACAGGAGGAAAAAACAATGGCAAACACATTCACAGATGTAAAAGCAAGAGAGATTGATTTTGTATCAAGATTTGCACAGAATTGGGATGCATTAAAGAACATCCTCGGTATCATGAACACTATTAAAAAGGAGAGTGGCACTACACTTGTTGCTTACACAGCAGAGGCAACAAATGGCCTTGCTGAATCACCTGCCGCAGGCAAGCCAATCCCTGCAACAGATATTACAGTAACAGAGGCCGCAAAGGCAGACCTCACAGTTGAAAAGTACCGTAAGACAGTTCCTGTAGAGGATGTTGTTAAGTACGGCGCTACAGTTGCAATTCAGAAGACAGATGATGCATTCCTTGTAGAGTTGCAGAACAACGTTTTAACACGTTTCTACAATTTCCTACATACAGGAACACTTACAGGCGTAGAAAAGACATTCCAGATGGCGCTTGCTATGGCAAAAGGTAAGGTCATTGATAAGTTTAACCGTATCAATAAGACCGTAACAGAGGTTGTAGCATTTGTTAACGTACTTGATGTGTACGAGTATGTTGGTGCCGCTAACATCACAGTACAGACACAGTTTGGATTGCAGTATATTAAGGATTTCATGGGATATTCAACAGTATTCCTCCTTTCAGCACCAAACGTAGAGCGTGGTAAGGTTTATGCTACACCTGTAGAGAACATTGACCTTTATCATGTAGACCCAAGCGATAGCGATATTGCTAAGTTAGGTCTTGTGTACACAACAGATGGCGAAACAAACCTCATTGGCTTCCACGCTAACGGTGATTACTTGACAGCATCGGGCGATTCATACGCCCTTATGGGTATGACACTTTGGGCAGAGTACATTGATGGTATCTCAGCTATTACTATTAATCCAAACGGTGGAAGTGATACACCCTCAGTAAGCCTCAATAAGAGCGAGGCAACAGTAGCACCAGAGGCTACAACAACACTTACAGCAACAACAGTACCTGCTGATGCAACAGTTACATGGACTACATCCGATGCAACAGTAGCAACAGTAGCAAACGGTGTAGTAACAGGTGTTGCAAAGGGTACAGCAACAATCACAGCTACTATTACAGTAGATGGAGCAAACTATACAGCTACTTGCGCTGTAACAGTAACAGCAGGTGTATAGGAGGTAAGCAAGGATGTTTAAAGCATTAGAAATGTTTACAGACTTGCAAGACAATAATTATAAGTACGAGGTGGGGGATGAATACCCTCGCCTCGGCTTAAAGCCATCACTTGCAAGAATTAAAGAGTTAAGCGGTACTGATAACCTTAGAGGCCGTGCCGTAATTGAGGAAGTAGAGGAAATCCCATTTGGTGATAATGCCGTTACTTCTGAGGATATGGCAAAGGAACCCACAGCGACATCAAAGAAAAAGGGCGGTAGAAAGCCAAAGAAAGAGGATTAACCATGGAATTAAAAGCGATATGTGATTATATCCATAACTATTTCGAGAAAGACATAGTGCAGGGCGAATTTACAATCACAGATGGTTCGCTTGATACAAGTTCTATTGATATTCTCGAAAATCAGTATTATATGATTAAAGGTTCCACATTTAACGATGGCATTTATAAGCACGTAAGCACCAATTTAACGGATGAAACATTTAGAGGCACAGTAATTACTATGGCGGTGCCTAAAGACGTTTTAAACGTGCTACAGCGTGCCACACAATGGGAACAGGACAACGCCAAGACGTTAAACAGCCCGTATCAAAGTGAAAGCTTTGGTGGGTACAGCTATTCTAAGGGTACAAGCACCAAAAAGGATGGCTCACAGGGGCAGTTAACATGGCGTGACGTATTCGGTGATGAACTAAAAGCATATAGGAAGATAGGATAATGGGATTATTAGATGAGGCAATGGAAAATTGCACAATGATTGACGTTGCTACCGTTAGCGACGGTATGGGCGGATTTAGCAAGCAATATGTTGACGGCGCTACATTCAAATGCGCTACAACACTTGATACATCAACACAAGCAAGGGTGGCGGAAAGTGCAGGCGTAACAAACCTATACACAGCAACTACCCCAAGAAGTGTTAATCTACAATTCCATGATATTTTTAGGCGTGAGCGTGACGGTAAGATTTTTAGAGTTACCTCAGACGGTGACGATAAGAAAACGCCACAAAGCGCAGGCCTTGATATGCGTGTAGTGAGTTGTGAAGAATACGTTTTACCAACAAACGAGTAAAGGGGGATAACATGAATAAGGAACAGGCCTTGCATAGTTTTTGGAACAGTTTTGGCATTACGGCGTACGATGAAACTACCGTGCCCGATGTTAAGGACAGAGCATATCCATATATCACCTATAACATGGCTACAGATTCTTTAGGCAATGTCGTTAGCCTACACGCTAGTTTGTGGTATAAATCCAATTCATGGGTTGGTATTACAGCCCTAAAGGATGCAATAGCCCAAAGGATAACGGGTGAAAACTATGAAACCGTTAAGTTTGATGACGGCTATATTTACATCACAGGCGGTACACCATTTGCACAGCGTGCAGATGATGAGGACGATACAATTAAAAGGATATACATTAACGCACAGGCGGAGTTCTTGTGTGCATACTAGAAAGGAGTAAAAAAATGGCAAGACGATTTACAAAAATTCCACAGGCTACATTCGATGAATTACAGCTTGATGCAGGAATTTTGCTCTATAATTTCAACCCTGCCGAGCCTAACGTACAGGATGCAGATATTATTTGCGCTACAACAGGCGGTATCAATCCAACTTGCGTGCCTACATACTCAGATTTTTTTGAGGATGTTGACAATGCACCTAACAATGTTAAAGAGGGTAAGCATTTGGACGGTTGGGAGTGCAAGATTGCTACAACTTGCCTCGGTACATCACCAAAGCTTATTAGATTGGCTTTAGGTGCCGCAGACATTGACACAGACAATCCATCTAAGATTGTTCCACGTATGAGCCTTGATAAAGACAAGGATTTCAAGGATATTTGGTGGGTAGGCGATAAGGCAGACGGCGGATTTGTAGCCGTACAGCTTAAAAACGCACTTTCTACTGATGGATTCTCATTGCAGACAACCAAGAACGGAAAGGGTACAGTAGGCCTCGGATTAACAGGCCACGTTTCTATTGAAAATCAGGATGAAGTGCCAATGGAATTTTATTCAGTAGCAGGCGATGCACCTGTTATCACACCCGATATTGTATTAAACAAGTCTAATGTAACACTTGATGCACAGGAAACAGTAACATTAGTTGCTAAGACATCCCCAGAGGGTGAGGAAGTAACATGGACTACTAGCGATGATACAGTTGCAACAGTTGTCGATGGTGTTGTTACAGGTATTGCAGAGGGTACAGCAACAATTACAGCTACAATGACTTATGAGACAAAAACATATACAGATATTTGCAACGTAACAGTTAACACAACAGGCGTTTAATAAATGATTTACAAAGGAGATACATTATGAAGTTATCAGAAATTAAGGGTGTAGATGCGGTTGATGCTATCGCGGATATTCTCGAACCCGTAGCGGTAATTTTTGCCGATGAAGAAATACAGAAGGCCATTAAGGCCAAAAAGCCTTACATTATTATTACCCAGATAATATTAAGAAGGCAGAAAGAGGCAATCCTTGAAGTATTAGCGGTTTTAAATGGGGCAGACCCAAAGGAATTTAAGCCATCGCTGATTGAATTACCAATTATGCTTATGCAATTAGTGCAGGAAGTAACAGAAAACAAGGAATTAGTAAGCCTTTTTCACTTACAGGAACAGATGACGGCAAGTGTATCTTCTATTCCTGCTACGCCAATTACAGAGGGAACAGAAACAATGTAAAAGCATTCACACGGTACATTATAGCCACCTATAAAGATGAGGTTAAGGATATGATGTACCGTGTTTACGTTACAGATTGTTTAAAAGAGATTGGACACTTGAACGGCCAAAGATACATTGAGGCCGTTAACAATCTTAATAAGCCTGTAGAAACACGAACAGGCGATGAAATAATACAGGATATTAAAAACGGAATTAATAATTTAACTGGTGGAAAGGAGGACTAAATCGTGAATATTTTCGAGTTATCAGCAACGCTAACTTGCAATAAGCATGAATATGATAATGCGTTGGATGATGCAGAAAAAAAGGCTAGTTCTTCTGGTTCTAAAATAGGTGGATTTTTTGCAGGCATAGGCAAAGCGGCGGCCGCAGGGTTAGCGACAACGGGTGCCGCAGTAGTAGCACTAACAAAATCATCGGTTGATGCATATTCAGATTACGAACAGCTTGTTGGCGGTGTTAAAACCTTGTTTGGTGCGCAAGAAATGAGCCTAGAAGAATATGCACAATCCGTAGGTAAAAGCACAAATGAAGTTAAAGGCGAATATGACAAGCTGATAGAGGCACAGACAGCCGTTTTAGAAAATGCTGATAATGCATATAAAAGCGCAGGCCTTTCAGCAAACGAATATATGGAAACCGTAACAAGTATGGCGGCGGCACTTAATCAATCGTTAGGTGGTGACACTTTAGCGGCGGCAGAAAAAGCCGACCAAGCTATAACCGATATGTCGGACAATGCAAACAAGATGGGAACATCTATGGAGGCAATACAAACGGCGTATGCAGGTTTTAGTAAGCAAAACTATACCATGCTTGATAATTTAAAATTAGGATATGGCGGAACCAAAGAAGAAATGGAGCGCCTATTAGAGGATGCAGAAAAGATAAAGGCATCGCAAGGCGAAGTAGCCGACTACAGCATAGATTCATACGCAGATATTGTAGATGCAATCCATGTAGTACAAGATGAAATGGGTATTACAGGCACAACGGCTAAAGAGGCATCAACGACTATTCAAGGTTCCCTAGCAATGACAAAAAGTGCGTGGGATAACCTAGTAACAGGGTTAACTAATCCCGATGCTGATATTTCACAGCTGATTAACAACCTTGTAGAGTCAGCAAAGACGGCCGCAGGTAATTTAATACCTGCAATTAGTCAAGCGTTAAAGGGTATAGGACAATTAGTTAAAGGAATAGCACCATTAATTAGCCAAGAATTGCCGAGTTTAGTTAGTGAACTATTACCGATAATTATAGAAACGGCTACAGAATTATTCACGGGGCTAATTGATGCATTACCAGATTTAATTGGCGTGTTAATCGAGCAATTGCCAACAGTGATTCAAAGTGTAATAGATGCCGTTGTTGATTTATTGCCAATGCTAATTGAATTAGGAATGCAAATGATAATGACATTAGCGCAAGGCCTGTTAGAGGCTATACCCGAACTAATTCCAACAATTACACAATTGATTACTGATATTGCACTTATGCTAACAGAACCAAGCACATTGGTACAATTAGTCATGGCGGCGGTTCAAATCATGTTAGCGTTGGCACAAGGGCTAATACAGGCAATACCACAGATTATAGAGGTATTACCACAGATTATACTTAATATAGTCGAGGCGCTTATTCAGTTGGCTCCACAAATAATAGTGGCAGGCGTGCAATTAATAGCAAACCTTATTGTAGGCATCGTGTCCATGTTAGGAGCATTGCTGAGCGCAATCGGAGAACTAATTGTAGGTCTTATCGGCAAGGTAAAAGAAGTAGGCGGTGGGCTACTTCAAAGTGGTATTGAATTAGTTACCAACATTATAAGCGGTATTACTTCAATGTTTAGTAACATTCTAAAGGCAGGAAAAGATTTAATAGATAAGGTTATCAACGGAATTAAATCTAAATACACGGAATTAAAGGAAAAAGGTAAAGAATTAGTTGAAAAGGTTAAAAACGGCTTTACTGAAAAGGTTGAACAGGCTAAACAATGGGGAAAAGACCTTATTGATAACTTTATTAACGGCCTTAAAGAAAAGTGGGAAAACCTCAAAAGCACCGTTTCAGATATTGCAGGCTCTATAAAGGATTATTTAGGATTCTCGGAGCCTAAATTGGGGCCTTTATCGAATTTCCACACCTACGCACCCGATATGATGGATTTATTCATGCAAGGCGTAGAGGACAACAAGAGCAAGCTATTAAATACCGTGCAAGGTGCTTTTGATTTCCAAGACCTTATATCATCACCAATTGTGAGTGCGGATATAGGCGGAATAGGATATAATGGAAGTACAGGAGGCGGCAATATCTATAGTATGCTTGAACAGATACTAACAATATTGCCACAGTTGGCGAATAATCAGATTGTACTTGATACAGGCGTATTGGTAGGCGAAACCGCTTCACAATATGATGAGGCTTTAGGACAGCTATTATTCAATAGGCAAAGGAGTGTATAATGTTAAATTCGGTTAAATTCAACGATACGGATTTATACACGGAGTTTGGATGCTATTTGGCACACGTTGAAATCGATGTGCCAAGCGTTCAAACGCATTTTATCGAAATACCGCTAAGAAACGGCTCGTTAGATGTTACGGAACTATTAACAGGCGATGTAAGATATGAGGATAGAAAGATTAAAATTAAATTGCGATATATTGGCGATGAAATTTTAAAAGTCTATTCTGATTTGCAGAACTTTTTGCATGGAAAACGTTTTCTTGTAACATTTGATGAGGATGCAGGTTATTTTTATGATGGCCGCTTTGCGGTTAAAAAATATGACCGTAATAGAACAGGCGGTGGCGGTACATTCGAGTTAGAGGGTGTATGCAATCCGTTTAAATTTTCTATTGTATCATCTTCTGATGATTGGCTCTGGGACACATTTGATTTTGAGGAGGGATATATTAATGAATTATCTAACCTCGAAATAGACGGCACAGAAACAATCGTATTAATTGGCGATGAAAAAGTTAGCTATGCCACAGTTACTACTGATTCGCAGATGGATATTACATACGAGAATGTGACAGTTAGGGTAGGCGTTGGCACAACAACATTGTATGATTTTGAGTTCAAACAGGGTGATAATAATATCACTATTACAGGACATGGCACAATATCAATTGATTATCGAGGAGCGAAATTGTAATGTATAAAATTCTAGTAGACGGACAATTGTTTTGTTCATCAAAAATTCAAGAATTGGCAATCATCAATCCTGTAATTAAGTTAGAGGCGAATAGCGCAGGCACGTTTTCTTTCACAATGCCTCCAAATCATCCGTATTATAGCCTTATTCAAAAGAGAGTATCTTTAATTGACGTTTATAGGGATGACGACACAGAACCCGTATTTGAGGGTATATGTGTGTCAGATAATGTGGATTTTTATAAGCAAAAGAAGATTGAGTGCGAGGGTGATTTAACATTCTTAAATGATAGCAATCTAAGGCCATCGCATAAGCATGATTTAACCACCCGACAGCTATTAGAGGCATACATCAACGAACACAATTCGTTGGTGGAGCCTTTCAAGCGCTTCACCGTTGGACAGGTAACGGCAAGAGATACAAATGATTCAATCACTTGCTACACCAACTATAATTCCACCATGGAAGAAATCAAAAAAGACCTAGTGGATGATATAGGCGGATATTTAAGGGTACGCCACGTTAACGGCGTTAGATACCTTGATTACCTTGCAGACAGCCCAAGGACTAACAATCAAGTAATAAGATTAGGTGAAAATCTAATTGATATG